TGGCCACGCAACTTTACCTTCCATCACCACGGTTTAGGGATATCTAATCATGGCGCTGGAACAAGAGTTCGACGTCGGGTCGCCGACGAACATCGTCCCCATCGACGAGATGACGGACGAAGACGCCCTCCTCATGGCCGAGATCGAGGAGGTCGACGGCGACCCCGCCGATGAGGGCCCCGCGCCGGAGATGCAGGAGTTCGAGGTCAATCTCGTGCCGTTCATGGACGAGGGCGACCTGGGCCGGTTGGCCGAGAAGCTGATCGGGGCCGCCGAGCGCGACAAGGAATCCACGACAAAGCGCGACGAGCAGTACGCCGAGGGCGTGCGCCGATCCGGCCTGGGCAAGGACGCGCCGGGCGGGCCTGCGTTTGAGGGCGCGAGCGAGGTCGTGCATCCGCTGATTGCCGAGGCCTGCGTCGATTTCGGCGCGATGATGATGAAGGAGCTGTTCCCGCCGGACGGTCCCGTCAAGGTCAAGATGATCGACGACGTGACCGAGGAACGCTCCGAGGCCGCTGACCGCAAGAAAAAGCATCTCAACTATCAGATCACGACCCAGTCGCCCGGGTTCATCGACGCGCACGAGCAGATGGCGATTCAACTCGGCCTGGGCGGGTCGCAGTACATCATCCACTATTGGGAGAACGGCGGCCCCCGGTGCGAGTTCGTCCCGGTGGACCGGGTGTGGCTGCCATATTCCGCGTCCAGTTTCAGGGCCGCGCGTCGGCGGACGATCGTCTGGGATCTGAGCGCGTCGGTCGTCAAGGAGCGGATCCGAGGCGGCATGTACGCCGACGTGATCGACCCCGATGTCGCGCCGTCCTCTGAGCCCACCGATTCAAAGTCGCAGCAGGCGCAAGACAAGGTCCAGGGGGTCCAGCCGTCCGGCAACAACGAGGACGGCGAGCGTCGCATCTATCAGATGTATGTCTGGCATGATTTCGAGGGGCTGGACCCGCTCGCGACCGACGAGGAGACCGGCGAAAGCGTCGGCGACATCCCGTACATCATCGCGGTCGACGTCCTCGAACGGAAGATCCTCGCGATTTACCGGAACTGGGACAAGGAGAAGGTGTCCCAGTTCGGTGACGTTGAGGAGGTCCATTGGGTCGTCGACTGGAACTTCATTCCGTGGAAAGGCCCGTATGCGGTCGGGTTCCCGCACCTGATCGGGTCGATTTCGGCGGCGCTCACCGGCGCGCTGCGAAGCCTGCTAAATAGCGCGCACATCGCGAACTTCCCGGGTCTGGTCCGCTTGAAGGGCGGGCGCAACAGCGGCGACACCGAACGCATCAACCCGACGGAGAACGTCGAGGTATCGACCACGGGTGGCGCGGACGATATTCGCAAGCTGGCGATGCCGCTCCCGTACCCGCAGCCCAACACGGTGCTGTTTTCCCTCCTCGGGTTCCTGACTGACCTCGGCAAGGGCGTCGTGACGACGTCGGAGGAGAAGATTGCCGAGGCGGGCAACAACATGCCGGTCGGCACCGCGATGGCCCTGCTTGAGAGCGGGTCGAAAGTGACGTCGTCGATCATGGGGCGCATGCACCGGTCGATGGCGGCCACGCTGTCCATCCTGGCGCGGATGAACCGCGACTACCTCGACGAGGAGCGCGCCTACGGCGAGACCGGCCTCGACATCGCGCGGCGGGCCGACTACGAGGGCCCGACCGATATTCAGCCGGTGTCGGATCCGAACATATTCAGCGAGACGCAACGCCTGATCGTGATGCAGGAGACTGTCCGCGTCGCGAAGGAGATGTTCCCGGAATTGAATTGGGACTGGGACGCCATGGCGCGTCGGTTCCTATCCCACCTGAAGACGCCGAACGCCGAGGAACTGCTGCCGCGCAAGCCGAAGCCGCAGCCGACGGATCCAGTCCAGGAGAACGTGGCGCTGGCCCTCGGTGAGATGCAGCAGGCGTTCCCGGATCAGATTCACGAGGCGCACCTGCGCGTGCATCTATCGTTCCTGGCGAATCCGCTGTTCGGCGGGTCGAAGATGTTCGCGGGCAAGCTGATCCCGGGCATGCTGGAACACGTCAAGGACCACCTGCTGATGTGGTACGAGGCGACGATGAAGGCCGCGATGACCGCGATGACCGGGTTCCCGCCGGAGGTCATGGCCGAGGCGACGCAGGGCACGGACCAACTCGCGGCAACGCAAGCGCAGGTACACCCGAAGTTCGACGAGATGGCCGCCCAGCAGGGGCAGATCGTTCTGCCGGTCGTCGAAGCCGCCATGAACCTGCTGGAGCAGGTCAGCCCGTCGGATGGAACCGAGATCATTCAGGCGCAGGCCCAGGCCGCGCTGCAAGACGTCGAGAGCAAGGACCGCGAGCGCCAGGGGAAACTGGCTCTGCAGGACCGCGAGAACGAACGCAAGGCCGCCGAGCGCGCGGAAGAGGCCGCGCAACGGGCCGAGGTCGAGGAAGCGAAAATCGACCAGAAAGACGAGGAACTGGATTTGCGGGCCGAGGAGGCGGCGATCCGAGCGGATCAGGCCGATGAGGACCGCAAAAGCCGCGAGGCACTCGAGTTGGAGAAACTCGACGTCGCTGTCGAATTGAACGACGACGACAACCGCACCGCGTTGGAAATTGCGCGCATGCGCGATCGGGGGGGCAACCCGGGCAACTTGAAGGACGGATCGTCCTTTAGCACGCGACAGCCTGGGGATTTAATTTGAACAGAGACCTATTGGATCTTCTTCGATCCCAGGTTGCCGACGCACTTCGTGACCGGGAAGAGGGCCTGCACAGGCGCTACGACCGAGACAATCACGAAGTGAAGGTCGGGTTCTGCCAGGGCCTGCATTGGGTGCTTGAGCAGATGGACAACTTGGAGAACGAAGACAATGAGCGACGCGACAACTTCTAGGAAAATGCGAGGCGTCCGCCTGGGCGGAGGCAAGAAGGTGTCGGAGGCCGTGCTCAAAGAGCATTTCCCCGATATCGACCCCGGCGTGACCGTGTTCGGCGATCGCGTTCTCGTGCAACTCGCCCTGCCGAAAGCGCAGACATCGGGCGGCATTTTCAAGCCGGACGAAACCCAGGAACTGGATAAGTGGCGGGCTCAACTCGGCAAGATCGTCCACATGGGCCCGGTCGCCTACAAGGACCGGAAGACCATGGATGACTGGCCGGAGGGTGCGTGGGTCGCTGTGGGCGATTACGTGCGCGTGCCGCAATACGGCGGCGATAAGTGGGAGATCAAGCGAAACGGCACGTCGGCGCTGTTTGTGATCTTCCAGGACACTGACGTGATCGGGACGGTGCATGGCAACCCGCTCGACCACATGACTGAATAGGGAGGCTGCAGCATGGCCGGAAATCAGACTTTTTTGGTGGGCGGGCTCGACGACGTCGGCGCGGGTGATGACGAGGATCTGGTCCCCCTGAACGAGGATGGCGATGATACCGTCGAAGCGGCAGCCGGTAACGATGACGATGACGATGACGTCGATGATCTATTCGGCGACGACGACGACCCGAAACAACTGCGTAGTGATGATGATCTCGCTGACGACATTGACGACGTCGACGAGGGATTCCAGGACCGCGACCCCGGTAAGAAAGGGGCAAAAGGCGAGGAGACGGCGGAAGAAAAGCGCGAGCGTCGCCGCGCGGAACGGCAGCGCAAAAAGGAGCGACGCGACGCCGCCAAGGAGAGCCAGCAACGCCTGATCGATCAGCAGGCGCGTCAACTCGCCGAGACAAACGCCCGGCTGTACAACCTGGAGAACCGCGCCGGATCCGCCGACATGGCGCGACTCGACGAGGCGATTGTTATTGCGGAGAAAAACAAGCGTATCGCTCTCCAGCGCCAAGAGGCGGCCCGCGACGAGGGGGATCTGGGAGCCGCCGCGCAGGCGCAGGATGAGTGGGCTGATTTCCGCGATCAGGAGCGGCAACTCAAGGCCTATAAGTGGCAGGTCACGAAGGGCGCTGGGCGGCCTAGTGCGCCGAAAGTCGACGAGGCGGTCCGGCGTCATGCCGAGGCGTTCATGGAGGAAAACAAATCCTGGTACACGGTCGGCGGGCAGGACGAGGACAGCCTGATCGTGGACGCGCTCGATACGGCCCTCACCAACAAGGGGTTCGACCCGTCTCAGAAGGAATACTGGGACGAGCTTCGTTCACGCGCGAGCAGAGCCCTGCCGGATAGGTTCCCGGCGGGTCGGCGTGGCGGCGATCTGGATGATGACGGACCGGCGAAACCCGCGCCGCGTCCGAGGGGCAACAGGGGTCGGAGGTCTCCAAACGCTGGCGGAGGCGGTGACGACCGAGGTGTCGGAAGCGGGGCTGATGACATCAACGGCATCCCCCGAGAGTACATTAACCACCTGAAAGACCTCGGAATGTGGGACGAACCCGAGAAGCGCAAAGAGATGATTCAACGCTACCGTCAGAGCGCCGCTGGCGCGACGGGTTGACAGGGAGACTAAAAATGAGCGAACCTAAGACGCAAGCGATCGGGCCGATCTTCGATGATGAGGACGGCCTGCCACCGCAACAGCGCGCGACCGGCGGCGGAGATGAGGATTTAACACCCCTCAACGAGAAGCCGAAGAGCGGAAGGCGCGCGATGCGGCGAGAGCGAACCGACGACGACCCCCGGTCGTCCCGTAGGGCGGGAAAACGAGGTGGGGATGATCCAAGGGCGACCCGTGACGATAACACTGGGACGCTGATCACCCCGATGAACTTCGACATTCTGCCGGAACCCCCAAAGATCGACGGATGGCACCTGTGCTGGTTGAGTACAACCAACGTGCAGGACTCCATCCAGAACCGAATGCGGATGGGCTACGAATTGGTCACTGCCGACGAGGTCGGCCCCGACTTTGAGTTCGGGAAGGTCAAGGAAGGTCAGTTCGCGAACGGCGTGCAGATCCGGGAGATGGTCCTGTTCAAGATTCCGCAGGACATCTACGAGGCTTACATGATGCATGTGCATCACAACGAGCCGATTGGTACCGAGCAAGCCATCCGCCAGGATGTCGGGGCCATGGAGGATCAGCTAACCGAGTATGGTTCGAACGTGATGGTGGGTGCGGCGATCAGGGAACTGGGCAAGGTGCCCAAGAAACCGACGTTTGAAACCTAGGGAGACCCCACCATGGCTGATACAGCCGCTCCTTTCGGTTTCCGCCCCGTGCGGACCGAATCGGGTCGTCCCGTCCAGCATGAGATCATTAAAGGTGGTCTCGCTTCTGGTTACGGCACGACAATTTACTGCAACCAACCGATCGAGATGGGCACCGCTGGCCTGATCGTCCCGGCGACCGCCGGTAACCGCATTCTCGGCGTCTTCGCCGGGTGCGAGTATACCGACGCTCAGGGTCGTCAGGTCGTCAGCGCGCACTGGCCCGCCTCGACCACGACCAAGGCCAACACGGACATTTATTGTTACGTGTACACGGATCAGTCGATCATCTACGAGTGTGAGTGCGACGGAAGTCTCGCCCAGACCGCGATCGGCGATCAGGCTGACCATTCGAACGCCACGAACGGTTCGACCGACACCGGTCTGTCGTCCTGCACGCTGTCCGCCTCTCTTGTGGGCGCGGGCAACAACGCGGGCTTCCGCGTCGTGGATCTCTCCAACGATGTGAACGAGGACTGGGGTAACACCTACACCCGCGTTTACGTGCGGATCAGCGAGCATACCTATACCGCTGATCGTGCCGCGATTTAATGGGGAGATGATCAATGGCAACCCCGATGACATCCACTCGGTTCAAGTCCATCGTTGAACCGATCATGAACGAGGCCTTCGACGGCATTTATTCCCAACGCGGGGATGAGTGGAAGGCGGTGTTCAAGCAGTTCCGAGGCACGCCCCGGAATTACCATGAAGAGCCCGTGATGTACGGTTTCGGATCGGCCCCCGAGTTGCCTGACGGCACTCCGGTGACCTACGATGCCGGTGGCGTCCTCTTCCTCGCGCGGTACGTCTACCGGGTCTACGGCCTCGCATTCGCTCTGACGCGCGTGCTGGTCGAAGACGGGGATCATATCTCCATCGGTCGGACGTTCTCGGAGCATCTCTCTCAGTCGATGATTGAGACCAAGGAGACGCTCTGCGCGAACATCCTGAACCGAGCGTTCAACAGTTCCTACGTCGGCGGCGACGGTGTGTCCCTCGTGAACACCGGGCATCCGATTAAAAACTCCACCTTCAGCAATCAACTGGCGACGGCGGCGAACCTCTCGCAGACGTCGGTGGAGCAGATGCTGATCCAGATCCGCAAGGCCGTTAACAATAACGGCCTGAAGATCCGGTTGGTGCCGGAGCAGTTGATCGTCAGCCCTGACAATATGTTCCAGGCGGAGACCATCCTCAAGACGGCTCTGCGCCCGGGCACGGCGGACAACGACATCAACCCCGTTCGGTCGATGGGACTGCTCCGCAAGGGCGCGACCACGCTCACCCGCCTGACGTCGTCCACGGCTTGGTGGATCCAGACCGACGCCCCCAAGGGCCTGCGTCTGGCCATGCGCCGTCCGATGGACAAGTCGATGGAAGGTGATTTCG